CAGTATGTTTACATACACCTAAGCCGGACGTTCCGGCCGGGAGCGAAAAGATGAGCCTCGCAGGCAAGCAGAACACCAGCCAGTACCACCGCATTCAGGCGTCCGTTTCGCGCCAGGCTGCGGTCTGCTGCGGATCGGCCGAGAAGGAACTGCGCCAGCGGCACCTCGACGCGGCCAAGCGCCACGAGGAAATGGCGCACCACCTCGCGAAGGTCGAGTCGCTGATGGACGCGGCCGATGTGGAAGCTCAGGCCATCGCGCGGATGTGCCTCATCACCGACCCGGTTGCCATCGCTGCGCTGCGTCAGGCGTACCTCGCCGGCCGGGCTGCCGAACTCAGGAGCCACTGACATGAGCATCAACGGAATCGATTTCGTCTGCACGGTCTGCAACCAGCCGTTCGTGATCGATGACGAGGTGTACCGCGGCGAGTTCGACCACCCGCCGAGCGAGCCGATCTGCCCGGATTGCGATCACCCCTGCGACACCTGCGACGGCGAGGGCCGCGTGGAAGTTCGCAGCCAGGATCCGCAGGACGACTACGAGGTGCCCTGCCCCGAGTGCAACGCGGACGGCGACGGGTTCAGCAAGAGCGAACTAGCGAACATCGACCAGATCCGGCGCCGCAACGCGCGGTTCTGGCGGCTCGGAATCCACCCCCGACGGCAGCAGCAGGAGGATTGGTCATGACCTGGCAAATCGGGGCGATGCTGTTTTTCCTGTGGCTGATCGCCATGTACCTGATCCTGCGCCTGTTCGACTTCGTGAAGCGCAGCGATCAGGACTGGCGCGAGTTCACCGAGCACCAGTGGAAGGACATCCGCAAGCAGGACTTCAGGCGGCGGATGGAAGAGCGGGCGCGCAAGGAACGGGCGGGGATACGATGATCGCCGTCCGCGATTACGCCGGGTTCCTCGACTACAAGACGCACCGCGGCTCAGAGCATGGCTTCGCGCCCGTGTGGATGCCTGACTTTCTGTTCGACTTTCAGGCGTCTCTGGTCGAATGGTCCGTGCGCACTGGTCGCGCTGCGATCCTGGCCGACTGCGGCCTCGGTAAGACGCCGATGGAACTGGTATGGGCCGAGAACGTGGCCCGCAAGACTGGCGGCCGGGTGCTGATTCTCGCGCCGCTGGCCGTGTCGCACCAGATCGTGCGCGAGGCCGAGAAGTTCCACGTCCGCGTGACCCGCTCGCATGACGGTGTGGCCCACGACGGGATCACGGTCACGAACTACGAGCGGCTGTCGCTGTTCAATCCGTCCGACTTTGCCGGCGTGGTCTGCGACGAGTCCAGCATCCTCAAGAGCTTCGACGGTGCGCGCCGGACTGAAATCACGGCGTTCATGCGCAAGACTCCGTACAGGCTGCTCGCGACCGCCACGGCTGCGCCTAATGATTACATCGAACTCGGCACATCCTCCGAGGCGCTCGGCTACCTCGGGCACATGGATATGTTGAATCGGTTTTTCAAAAATGATCTGAACAACAGCGCGAACGGCCGGATGCGCGGCGAGGTCATCAAGTGGCGATTCAAGGGCCACGCCGAACAGCCGTTCTGGCGCTGGGTTTGCTCGTGGGCGCGGGCGGTCCGCAAGCCGTCCGACCTCGGGTTCGATGACGGCCGGTTCGTGCTGCCGCCGCTCGAGGAAGTGGATCACCTTGTCGAATCGAACACCCTGCCCGATGGGATGCTGTTCGCGCTCCCGGCCGTGGGCCTGCGCGAGCAGCGCGAGGAACGCCGTCGCACCCTGCGCGAGCGGTGCGAGAAGGTGGCCGAACTGGTGAACGATACCGGCCAACCGGCGCTGGTCTGGTGCCACTTGAACGAGGAAGGCGACCTGTTGCAATCACTGATTCCTGATTGCGTACAGGTCAAAGGATCGGACAGCGACGAAACGAAAGAGGACCGCATGATCGCGTTCACCGAAGGACGCGCTCGGGTGCTGGTCACTAAGCCGAAGATCGGCGCGTGGGGCATGAACTTCCAGCACTGCGCCCACGTCACCTTTTTCCCGTCGCACAGCTTCGAACAGTACTACCAGGGCGTGCGCCGCTGCTGGCGGTTCGGTCAGACCCGGCCCGTGCGTGTGGACGTGATCGAAACGGAAGGCGACCGCGACGTGCTGAAAAACCTACAGCGCAAGGCGCGCAACGCCGATGCGATGTTCTCGAACCTAGTGACTGAAATGAACAACGTGCTGCGGATCAATCGGGCCGCAGCGTTTACAACTAAGGAGCAGATCCCCTCATGGCTGTGAAGGAACAGAAAGTTACGGACCAGTTCGCCATTTATAACGGCGACTGCATCGAGGTCATGGCGGCGATGCCCGACGAATCGCTGCATCTGTCGGTGTACTCGCCCCCGTTCGGTGGCCTGTATCACTACAGCAGCGACGACCGCGACCTGTCGAACTGCAAGGATTACGACGAGTTTTTCGAGCATTACACGTTCGTCGTGCGTGAACTGGCGCGGCTCACGATGCCGGGTCGCATGACCGCCGTGCATTGCATGGACGTGCCGGCCAGCAATACCGGCAAGGGCGACTCCATCATTGACTTCCCCGGCGATATCATCCGGCTGCACGAGCGCGAGGGATGGCGCTACGTCGCCCGCTACAGCGTGTGGAAGGAACCGCTCGCGGTCCGCAACCGCACGATGATGAAGTCGCTGGCGCATAAGACCATCGTGGATGATTCGAGCAAGTGCAGTGTCGCCAATGCCGACTACCTGCTGGTGTTCCGGCGCAAGGGCGATAACCCCGTGCCGATCGCGCATCCGGTCGGGCTGCTCGAGTATGCCGGCGAGCGCCAGATGCCGGCCGAGTTGTTCAAGTACCGCGCATGGAAAGGCAACCAGATCGAGAACCGCTTTTCACATTGGATCTGGCGGCAGTACGCGAGCGCGTTTTGGGATGACATCCGAATGCAGCGCGTCCTGCCGTTCAAGGACTCCCGCGATCCCGACGACGAGAAGCATGTCCACCCGCTGCAGCTCGACGTGATCGACCGCATCCTGACGCTGTGGTCGAACCCCGGAGAGAAGGTGTTCACGCCGTTCATGGGCGTCGGGTCCGAGGTCTACGCGGCCGTGTGCCAGGGCCGCCTCGGGATCGGCGTCGAACTCAAGGCGAGCTATTACCGGCAGGCCGTGTTGAACGTCGAAGCCGCGGCCAGCGGTCGCCGGCTGGACGACGAGAACTTGGAACTGTTCGCATGAACCGCCGCGACTATCACCGCCGCTACTACGAACAGAATCGCATCCGGCGCCGCGCGCAACGGCTGGCGAGCAAGTGGGGCGATCCGAGTATCTGGCGCGCGTTCCTGCCCATCGCACGTCAGGAGGCTGCATGACCTACGACGCCGACCTGGCCGAGCGCAACCGGATGCTGCAGCAGGACGTGATCGCGCTGCGCCACGCGCTCGAGCGGTCGCAGCAGGAAAAGCAGGCGATGCTGCAACAGATGAACGAGATTCGCTTCAAGCACGAGCAGGCGATTGCGCGGCTGCGGGCCACCATAGAGGAGTTTCTGAAATGAATGCCACAAAGGAAATTGTACGGGCCGAGTCCGTACCGGAACCAACGTCGATCTTGTCTGTAATCGCGCGGGCCGCGCAGAGTCCAGACGTGGACGTGGAAAAGATGGAGCGGCTGTTCGCGCTTCAAGAACGGTTCGCGGCCAAGCAGGCCGAGACGGAGTTCAACGGGGCATTGAACCGCGCGCAGGCCGGCGTCGGCCGGGTTGCCACGGACGCTTCAAACCCGCAGACGAAAAGCCGGTACGCCAGCTACGCCGCCCTGGATCGTGCGCTGCGGCCGGTCTACATCGATCAGGGGCTATCCCTGAGCTTCGACACAACCGACAGCCCAACGCCGGATTGTATCCGCGTGCTGTGCCACGTCTCGCACGTCGGCGGGCATACCCGCACTTATCACGTCGATATGCCGAACGACGGCAAGGGCGCGAGGGGCGGCGACGTAATGACGAAGACGCACGCGACTGGGGCCGCGATGTCCTACGGGATGCGCTACCTGCTGAAGATGATCTTCAACGTGGCGATTGGCGAGGATGACACGGACGGCAACGCGCCGGCCGATGTGGCGCGCGTGACCGCGGAGCAAGCTGCGAACATCGAAGCGCTGCTGACCGAGGTTGGCGCGGATCGCAAGTTGTTCCTGCGTTACATGAAAGCCGACAGCGTGGAAGGGATCTACGCCCGCCACTACGCAAACGCGATTGCCGCGCTCGAGCGCAAGAGGAAAGCATGATTCAGGGAAGCGATGAATGGAAAGCCGCCCGCTGCGGCAAGGTGACGGCATCGCGGGTTGCCGACGTGGTGGCGCGAACGAAGACCGGCTGGGGCGCGGGGCGTGCTAACTACATGGCCGAATTGATCGCGGAGCGGCTGACCGGCATTCCTGCGGATAGCTACACGAACGCGGCGATGCAATGGGGGATCGATCACGAAGGGGAGGCCCGCGATGCCTACGCCTTCCTGATCGGCCAGGAAATCGAAGAGGTCGGGCTCGTGGAACACCCGTCGATTGCAGACACGGGCGCGTCACCGGACGGGCTGGTTGGCGACGACGGGCTGGTGGAAATCAAATGCCCGAACACCGCCACGCATATCGAGACGCTACTCGGCCAGTCCGTGCCGGCCAAATACGTCACGCAGATGCAATGGCAGATGGCTTGCACGGGCCGGGAGTGGTGCGACTTCGTGAGCTATGACCCTCGGATGCCCGAGGCGCTGCGGCTGTTTGTGAAGCGCCTCGAACGCGACGACGATCGGGTGAACGAGTTGGAGGCCGAAGTGCAGTTATTCCTGCGCGAGCTTGACGACAAACTGGCCGCGCTGACCGCGCTGACGCTGAAGGTGGCCGCATGACAACTCGCTGGGTCGGCCGCCCGCCGAAGCTCCCGCCCGAAACCGTGCGCCGCATCCGAGAATGGGCGGCGCTCGGTCAGTCTCAGCGCGAGGTGGCGCGGACGCTGGGCGTGGACCCGAAGACGGTCAGCAACTACATTCGGCAAACGCACAAGCGAAAGGTGGCGTGATGGGCGACGTAGGCGACGATTTTCGCGCTTTGAAGGAACACCGCCGAGAGCGGCGCGCGACGCTGGGCGTGAATTGCCCTCAGTGTGCAATCGTTCGGCCGCGGGCGCATCCATCGATTCTGCTACCCGGTCAGCGTTGCAAGGTTGACGGATACCGAGACGAGCGCCCTGCCGGCGCCGGCCCGCGCTGCATGTTTTGCGCAGACCTGGGTTGCTGGGCGTGCCGGCCGTGAACATTTACCTTGCCCGCACCGCACAAGGTTTGGCGGCCACCGACGACGCCGGGCGCGCGTACCTGCGCAAACTGAAGCTCGGCGACGTGGTGAAGTGCGAAGTGATCCGCCCGCGGTCGGTGAAGTATCACCGCCGCTTTTTCGGGATGCTCAACACGGTCTGGCAGGCGTGCGGCGACTGGCAGACGGTGGACGAACTGCTGGTCGAGTTGAAGTTCCGCGCCGGCCTGGTGGACCGCCAGCGTGTCATCGACAAGGCGACCGGGGAAGTGCTGGCCGAGATCATCAAGCCGCGCTCGATCTCGTTTGCGGCGATGGACGACAGCGAGTTCCACGAGTTCGTGGAGCGGTGCATCAAGATCATCTGCGAGGACATGGTTCCAGGACTCGATGACCATGTGCTGCGCGATGAAGTGTTGAGGGCCGTGGCATGACGACCAAAGCCAACCGCGCCCGGTTTCTGGCATTTCAAGAAATCGGCTGCATCGCGTGCCGGTCGCGGGGCGTGTACTCGCAGGCCGACGTGCATCACCTGCTGTCAGGCGGGCGCAGGCGTGGGCACCAGTTCACGATCCCGTTGTGCCCGTGGCATCACCGGGGGCTGCAACAGGATCGGTGGGTCTCTGGTCCGCAGATCGACAAGTATCTCGGCCCGTCGCTGGCCCGTGCGCCCAAGTCTTTCAGGGCTGAGTTCGGGGATGACGAGACGCTGCTCGAGACGGTCAATACGCTGATCGAGAGGCTCAC